GCTTGGTTGCCGTGCTTCTCAAGCTCTCCCTTCACTTGTGCGTAGGTGTGGAGCGTATCGACAAAAAGCATATCAGTCGGCTCGATCGTCGGCGCATCGAGCGTCGACCCGTGCGCGAAAGTCCAATCGATTTCGATGTGTGGCCGGATGCTGGCATAAAGGTTGTAAGGATCGCGCAGATCGTAGCTGCGAAGCGTGGCGCGGCTTTTGTTAGAAAGCCCGTGCATGAAGGCGAAGGTGGACATGCCGCTGCGCACTCCAAACTCGGTGACGTGATTGCACTCTCTCGCGAGTTGCGCGAGCCGCAAAAGGTGCGCGTGGATGTCGCTCTCAACGCTGCGGCAGCGATTGAATGTTTGCAAAAGCGGCCACATCTTCATGAACGTGGCACCCCCATAGGCATACGCTTCCTTGCTGTTCTGGTGCAGGACGATTGAATCTTCCGGCCTGCCGCCATTGCTCGGGTGATCGTGAATCCATTTCAAGCCCTTCACCTGTAAGATCGTCACTTCCAATTGCGTGCGAACTGTGAAGTCATTGTCACAGAAAACGCCATAGAAGTCTGGATGGAAAATGTATCCTCTGCGGGAATAAAGCTCGCGAGAGAGAACAGGGTGGCACATCAAGCCGTCATCGCGCACGGTGTCGGGCACATAGCAGGCCCAAGGCAGTTTGCCAGAAGGAAGTTTACGAAGCTCATCGTCCCAGCCAATCGGTGGTGTGAGATCATCAGCGATCACGACAAGAATCTCGCCTGTTGAGAGTGCGGCAGCGGTGTTCCAATTCGCCACGCTCGATGATGCCCACTCTGGCGGCGGCACACTCACGCCATAATTCATGTCGCTAAAAGCCTTCATGCTATCTTGATCATCGGCCTGTATGCCGAAAATATGCTCGATGTCTTCTGGATGATTTGCCCTTTCAAACCAGATTTTCCTTGTCGTTAGCGCGCGCACGGGCGTGCCACGGGTTGCGTGTAGCAGTGTTATTTTTCTCATGTTGTTAGTTTTTCAAAGATTGCTTTAGCGCGCTCGCGCTCTTGCGGATCGCTGACACGGCGATGCGTATCATCCACAGGAACACTCGGCTCGAAAGCAGGATGATGATGAGCAAAAACAATATCACGCGCTTCAACAATCGCGCCCGCCTTCGCCGCACGAACGGTGAACTCGGCATCACTATATTGGTTTTTGAAGAGCGGGTTGAAAAGTGCATGGCGATCATAGAATTTGCGCGTGATGATTGCCATTGGTAGCAACTCGTCAGTGCGGTAATTGTCAGAAATTCGTAGGCACTTTTCTGACGAAACATCAAGGCGATCAAGGATAATTTGATCCCATCCTGGCGGGCATTCCCAATCGTCACTCATCTGTATCAAGATGTCGCCTACGCAATGCGATGCCGCCAAGTTCCAAGCGCCCACAGAGCCGCCATCGCCTTCTTGCGCCACTCCGCCAAAGCGTTGCAACTGCGCAGCGGTAGGATCATCTGCATCCACGGCGAAGATGTATTCGATGGCAGCTGGATTCTTGGCGCGGGATAGCCACAGACTCATCGCTTGCACGGCTTGCATAGGCCTTCCCCTTGTCGCGTGAAGAATGCTGATTTTTGGGCCTTGTGAGCCATTGAGCAAATCCTGCTCTAACGCGAATGCTTCTTTCGCCTTGCCTGCCATGCGAAGCGCCCAAGCGCGAAGGCGTGTAGCCTTCCAGCCATAGTATTCGGCGCGGTGCGTCCACTGCGGGAACGATGGCACGGGCACTTTCTCCATGCGATCCAGCGCAACGAGCGATTCCTTCGCCTTGCCTTGGTCGAGAAGAATTGATGCCTGCAACGCGATCGCTTCGCGGCGATTCGGATCGAGCTTTTCGGCACTGGCGGCGAATCGAAGGGCTGTATCGCCATCCGTCATATTCGACATATTCACCATCGTTTCGTAGCGGTGAACAGCATCCAGGCTTTTAAGTGCGAGAGATTCCGCGCCGTAGCGGATTGCCTGCTCGCGCTGGCCTTGGATCATTTTTTCGTAGTGCAGGTAAAACTTGATGTTCGGCGTGAATTGATCGTTGAACTCAAGGATGCGAGTGTTGCGCTCGTTGCTTGGGCGGCGCCCAAGTGGCGGCTTGTGGTGAGCGGTTTCGAGATCGCGGCGGCTCCAGATTTTGATCGTCTTTGTTGGGTGCATGTTCTCATGCACCGGTCTCCACCACCAGCCGCTCTTGTAGCGAAAGAATCGTTCCCGTGGCGCACGCTTGTGCTGCTCTGGAATTACATAGTCCGTTAGAATCCAATCACAATCTTCTGGGCATTCTGCCAGCGCCTTCAGGTGTGGCTCGACTTGGGATTCCGGCAGGATGTCATCAACATCAGCCCACATCACCCAGCCATCTTCGCCTGTAAGGTTGTAGGCAAGAGCGAAAGCCTGATTGCGAGCATTGGCGAAGTTGTCCAAGTGAAGCCAATCGGCGCAGAGTGGCGAGTTGCTGTATTCGGCGGTAGCGCATCCAAGCTCCTTGGCAATGTCGAGAGTGCGATCTGGCTTGAGTGCGCCAATGGCGCGAACGACAACGATCTCGTCGCAGATTTTCTTGTAGCTCTCAACGCATCGAGCGATGCGTTCTTCTTCGTTCCCTGCAATGAATGCAGCGACCAGTTTCTTTTTTTGGTTCATGTCTAAAAGGGTTGGCTTGTCAAAGAAGATATTCCCATCTGATTTTTGGAGCAAGAGACTGCTCTTCGTTTCTGCTTCTGCATTTGCGTTGCCAATCTCCGCTTTTATTCACAGCAGCAGCTATCCATCCGCTCGCCTTGTAAATGGTTCCGCTGTGAACTTCCGTATCTTGGTAGGATACGAGCTTGCAGATGTGCGGCAATCTGCGCTTGATGTCTTTTCTCATCAGTTTCAGCATTCGGCTTGCGGTATTGCGCGGGGCATCTGGAGCAATAGCCAACCTGCGAAGCTCAAGGCGTGATCCATCATTAAGCAGCCTAGCGACTGGACTAGACCAAATAGCCACGGCATAACAAATCGCATCCTTTTCCGCCATGTAGCAGATGTAGTCCCTATTCCTTACGACATTTGACCAATCAATTCGCGGAAAGCGCGAATGCCAGAGAGCGTTTAGATCACAAGCCCTTTGCACCTTGCATTCAACCAAAGACAATTCAAGCGGAGAAATTGGCGCAATGATTTCGCCGCAACGAAAAAGCGGCATTGAATCTCTAATCTCTGAATTCATATCTACGCCGCCAGAATAACAAAAAACCCGCCCTCTTGCAAGGGCGGGCTTTGTTTGCCAACGAGTCTGCTTGGGGATTACAGACCGGTCGTGATGCGGATGATCGAGGAGCCGTCGACAACCTTCTCGGCCACATGCTGACGCACGCGGAGAACATTGCTGCGGCGGGCCTCGTCGCGATAGGTTTCTGCCACGAAGGGAACCGGAGAATCAGCGCCCCACAGGATCGAGCGGCCAAATCCACCAGCGGCGAATTCGCCACCAGCGATGTAGGCAAGAGCCATGTAGGTGTCGCCCCAGACGAATCCACCAGAGTAGGTTTGACCCTTTTTCGCGGTGTTCTTGGGTGCGCGGCCAACGAGAACTTTCTCGACGCCGACTGCCTGGGCAACTTCCTGCTCGGAGAGCAAGCGGGTGCTGTTGGTGGCAACAACGCCGAACATCTGGTTCTGAACTTTTGTGCTGCGGCGAACGCGCTCGAACAGAGTTGCAGACATGACGAGCGTGTTGGGAAGCACGCCATATTTGGCGAGTTCCAACTTGCCAGCGGCCACATCGGCGGGAAGGTCGAATGTGGTGATATTTGCCTCAGTGTAAGCGGCAGTCGAGCCAGTGCCAGAGATGGCAGTCAAGCCATTCGCGGCATAGGTGAGAGCGGCAACACGGGCTTCGTGGCCGATCTGAATTTGCGAGAGCAGCATGTCGGCAACGGCAACCTCGACATCGAGGAAGCGAGCCAAGTCGCGCTGCGTGGCATCAGGAAGGATTTCCTCAAGGCCGTATTCCGTGGCGGCAAAAGTGTCAGAGACAAATTTGCGGGACACGCGGGGATAGGCGCTGCCAGCGGCGATCTTCGTGGCATCGTCATTAAGAGCTTCGGACTGCCCAAGATTGATCTTGAGATATTCGCCGCTCTTCACGTCAGCTACGTAGATCGGCATGACTTCGGCGCCGATGAAAAGGTTTTGCTTGTTGCTGCGGCCCTCGAAAACGGCCTGGGCAATGTCGCCTCGGATGGTGGTGGTTGTTAGTGCCATGGTTTTGGTTCCTTAAAAATTAGAGCGTGGGAGCGTATTCGATCACGTCACCGGTTGCGCCGCTGTTGATCGCGGTGCCAAGGGTGAGAGCCGATGTAACAAGCGTGCCAACAATGACGCCGCCAGTGGTGGCAAAAACATTGAGTCCCGCAGTCACGGGGCCGGGAGAGACCAAGCCGAATTGGGTTGGGCTGAAAAGTTTCACGCTGCCGATGCCGGTAGCAGAAACATCTTCTTGAACAACGCCGATTGCCTCACTCGCAGTGACGAGCGCGGCGGCTGCATTGTCGCCGGAGACGCGCACCAGCGTGTTTGCCGAAATCGCACTCGCGAAGGAGAACGAACGGAATGTGTTGTCGATTTGTGTAGCCATGATGATTAGAGATTGGAGAGTTGGTTGGAATCGCGAAGGGCGATGTATTCGGCGGGATGATTGGTCATCGCGAATTTGATCGCGGCGGTCTTGCTGCCGAGTTCGGAAGTTTTCGCTTCGATGAGTGCCTTAAGGTCGAACTTCTCGACGGGCTTCTCTTCGGCGGCGGCGCTGCCCTTCATGGGAGCGGCTCCGAAGTTGGAGATGATTGTGTCGAGTTTGGCAGAGAGCTTGGACATTTCGGACTCTTCGTCCTTTTTCTCTTCAGCCATTTTCTCTTCGGGCTTCTCTTCCATCTTGTTCTTGTAGTCGCCAAAGGCGGTCTCAAGAGCGGAGAGGCGGGAGAGGATGTCAGCGATATCGATCTCGTCTTCTTTGACGATCTCTTCAGCTTGGGTCTTTTCGTCTTCCATATTGGTGAGATTTTTGTCAACTGCCTTTGCCTCGAAACTGAACAAGCCGGTAGGATTGGCGGCTGGGGTTTGAACTAGATCGGCGCTGTAAAGCTCTTCACATGATGCGAAGCGTTTGCCATCGATCTCGCGCACAGGGCCAGAGAAAGCGATCGAGATACCGAAGGTGTCTGGCAACTTCTCGGCGATCTCGAGAACATAGTCCTTGCGCTCGGCGTTCTTGAGAAGGTTTAGATCGGCGACGAGCTTTTCGCCTATGATGCGAAAATTGTCGCAGAATCCAACAATGTCCCTAATCCCTGCACCGTGATCCAAGTTCACCTTTACGCCGCCAGCGTAGGACTCCGCACATGCTTTCACTTCCTGCAATGTTATGCGATCCACGAAAAGGCCGTGGCCTTTGGCTTCGCCCACAGAAATAACAGAAACGCCTTCGATGATGTCGCTCATGCGAAGGCGCGAGTGTCAAAAGAAAAGGGCCGATGGAGTCCAGGTCGCTCGGTTGCTCGATGCGCTTCCCCGAATCTTTTTCAGTCGGGTAAGGGTTTCAGCCACCCATACGGATGCTTATTGCCCGCCCCAAGCCACGACTTAGTGGCGCACCGCCCTCGATGCCCCACCGGCAAGATCAATCTTTGTATCGATTAACGATATCTTCAAGGTAAAATTCTTCAAGCGCGGCCTGCGCGAGCATCAAGATTTCCAACTCGTTTTCTTCGCGGCAGCCTACAATCTCGAACGATGTCGAGATTTCTGGCTTGATTCGGTTGGCTGAGATGTTGGTTGCCATGCCCGTCACCGGAACTTGCGCGGAGATGGAAAGCGCCACCGGCCCGATTGCTGGTGATGCCTGCACACCAGACACGGCAACCGCGCTGGAAATTTGAACCTGCGGCGAGCCGACTTTGAGCTTGCCAACCACGCCGCGCTTGATCTCGACAACTACGCGCTGGCGCTCGCGATATAGGCCACCAGGCAGATCGCGCGGCGCAATGGCCGGCGGTGGCGGTGCGCCGGTTTGAAGCAATCCCTGCGAGCCGATCGAGAGTGGCGTTGGGCTTGGCAGCAAGCCCTGCGTGGCGATAAGCAGGCTTGTAAGAATTGTCATCAGTCGCGAGAAACTGTTGTGGTGTTTGTCCCGTCACCCCCGATCGTTTGCGCGATAGCTCCAGCGGTGCGGCTCGTCGGGGTGACGGTGAGAACTTCGCCGTCTTTGAGGCCGTGGATGAGATACATTTCATCGATCTCCGCGCCGACAGTTCCGGCGGGGTGATCGCCCCGTGTGACAAGAGCATCGCGAACCGTGGTGAGTAAATACTCGTCGCCTGCCGTCGGCACAACGCACCAGTTAGAATCTACGGTGGCGGTGTCGGTGCCGGTATCGAAAGCAAGAATGAAGCGCACTTGCTTATCGTCGGTGTCTTGGTTTGTAACAACGATTGTTTGCCCTACGCACAAGGTTCCGATTGGCTCAAGCGTGATTGTATTCGTAGTCGCTGAAACTGTCTGTCCATCTGCGATGATACGCTCGTCGGCAATTTGGCGAAGCCTCTTCCCCGCCGATCTGTTGACGTTGTGCGTTGCACCTGTGAGAACTTCGTCCCACACGGCATCTGCGATGCCTGCGGTTGTGGCGGTGCTTCGGCTTGAGATTGTGGCGTCGATGTTTGTTTTGAGAAGGGTTCCGATAGTGCTGCTTGTTGTGATGGCGGTGAGCAAATGATCCCACACGCTTGCAGGCGTGAGTGCAGCCGTGCCCGTAGTCGCATCGACGGGGACTCCGAAGGCGACTGATCCGGCGGCGGGGACGGCACAGGTGCCTGTGAGGTTGCCATCGGCATAGACGGTGCCGCTGCGGACATCGGCGGGGGCGGCTTGGGTGAGGGCGTTGTCGGCGGTGAAGAAGTCGCTGTAGGTGGTGGTGCCGTTTTTGGCTTGGCGGATTTTGGCGGTGGCGGGGGTGGGATCAACAAGGAATTTGCTGGCGTAGATGGCGGCTGTGCCGTTTGCGCTGCCGATAAATGAGCCGCTCACCTTGACGCTGGCGGCGGTGCTGGCTGACGCCAACCCATGCGCGGAGTTGGTGGCGGTGATGTCGCCTGTGGAGACGATTGTGCCCGTGCTGGCGTTGTTGAGGCCGGCACCGGCACCGGCGCTGCCGCCTGTTAGCGTGCTAGTTGTTAAGGTGATGATGCCTGTGCTGGCGTTGTTAATGCCCGGATTTGTAGTGCCGCTTCCACCTGTTACCGTGCTTGATGTGACGGTGATCGTTCCTGTGCTGGCATTGTTGATGCTGCTAGCGTTGTTGCCAGCGCTTCCACCTGTGATTGTGCAACTTGTGCAAGTCACGCTGCCTGTGCTGGCGTTGTTAATGCCCGGATTGCTGACACCACCTGTAATTGTGTAACTTGTGCAGGTCACGCTGCCTGTGCTGGCGTTGTTGAGGCCAAAAGCACTCAAGCCACCTGCTCCGCCTGTAATTGTTCCAGATGTTAGCGTAATCGCGCCTGTGCTGTTATTATTTAGTGCAAAAGCAAAATTAACACCCCCACCCGTCAGCGTGCTGGCATTGACAATGTCAATCGTTCCGGTCGAAGTGTTTTCAATCGCGTGTGCCCCGTTGGCAACTGTTGTTCCCGCAACCCTGCCGCCGAGCGCGATGATGCCGTCCAGCGTGAGCGTTCCGGTGGAGCCGAAGGAAATGGCGCGGGTGGATTGGTTGAACGCGGAGCCTGTGGCGCGGCATCCGGCGAGCGTGGATGTGGCGGTGCTGGTGAAGGTGAGGCAGTTTGCGCTTCCGGCTTGG